GTGTTCGTGAAGTTGAAGCACTTCAACACAATGCTGAAATGCATGCCTTAAATGGCAATTCTCACTATGCTTCCGATGATGATTCTTATCGTCGTCGGTATCGAGCCAAGCTTAAAACTAAGCTCGAAAAACGCCAGTTGTGGCGTGTTCGCTTGGAAGAAATTCCTCGCGAACGTAAACAACCGTTGTTCTTTATTGATTCTGAATTGGAACGACGCTATTCTGACTGTCTATTGTGTCTTGATGGGATTTTGTGGGAAGTGTGTTACGCTCTTGTAACACACAAACCTCATTATCTCTTGAAAGATACTTTAGGTCAAGTGATGCGAAAGAAACAATTTCTGCGATATGTTGATCAGCTTGAGACGATGCGTCTTAAGCTTGCTGAAAAGCCTGTTGAGGCTAAAGCGCAGATTGGTTTCGGCTGGATTAAGGATTTCGCAGAAAAGATTTACGGTCTTATTCGCAGTATCCAAAATTCTGCCGGAATGTTCATTGATGCGATTGCGAAATCGATTTGGTGGACTAAGTTTGTTTCTGGTTGTTGTAGCATCGTCTCTTTCTTCTCTCGCTTAGTTGCGATGGTAGGGGGGGGAGTACGGACTGTTGCGGCGACCTTGCTTTCGATGGCTGTTGATTTTGGTGGCTTGATTTCGGATAAGTTGAACTGTGTTTTGAAACAACTCTTTGAAAAACTCAGTACATTTAGTCCTGGTTTTGCTGCTGCCCTTTCTGAAGATGTTGGCATGCCTATGCCAAAACTTGTCGATGAAGATGAGCCTGTTGAGGCTACTGCCCAAGTTAGATCCACTATTGATGAAAACATTTTTGAAGCTGCCGCTTCATTTATTGTTGGAATTTTTGGTGGTGACTCCAATCAAGTTCTTCGTGATCGAGCTGATCTCATCAGTAAAACGATGGGTGTTGCTCTCACTACTAAGAATTTTGTATTGATGTGCCGTGATATTGTAATTTATATCATTGGCAAGTATGATCAGATTGTGGTTGGTTTCGATGGTACTAAGCTTGATCCTAGCGTTCAAACACGCTTAGTCGAGTGGATGCGTGCTGTCCCAAACCTCTTAGATTTTCCTACTACTGAACTCAATGAGAGCCGCGTACAGTTGGTGTACGGGCTCAAACGTGAATTGGATATATTGAGTACTATGGTTATTGAATCTGGAGAAGATCTTCGAAATTTATTGTATGTGCCATCGGTAATAAATCGCGTGAATGCGTATTATGCTGAAGCACAAACTTATGTTAAACACTCTCCAACTCGTACCGAACCTCTTGGATTACTAATTGAAGGCTTGCCTGGAATAGGTAAGAGTGCGATGTCGAGTGATGCTATAATTTCGATGATTAACCTAGCTGTAGGGGGTTCTCTCCCTGCTGATATGGTCCATACGCGTAATCCCAATGATAAATGGTGGGATCGTATGAAGACAGGGTGTCAAGCCCTTGTGTATGATGAATTCAAAGCTGGTGTCGATCCTCTTTTGCGAGAGCAAATGTCTTTGGAGATGCTGGGACTTATTTCTACTGCAACTTTTCCAACTCCAGCTGCGAATATGTCGCTTAAGGCGACTCACGAGTTTAGGGGTTTGATTGTTGCTGCTTTGTGCAACAAATCGAGTTTGGTAGCCGATAAGTTACAGGATTCTAATGCGCTCTGGAGGCGATTATTTATTGTCAAAGTTTCTGTTGATGAAGAAAACTATGATAAGCAAACAAATCGTTGTAAGAGTTATTCTGCAGATTACGCTCACCTTTATTTTACCGTGTTCAAGCGGTCAGAAAAAGGAACGGAAAAAGGAGCGTACTCAGAGTATATTGTGCTGAATAAGTGTGGTATTAAGGAATTTATTGCCTGGGGAGCGACGGAAGTTCGTAAGAATGTCCGCATCGCTGAAAAGTTAATGGATAAGTCATTTTTCCGCACTTTTGAGTCGAGTATTTACGATAAGGATATTGATCCTACTGATGCTCTTCATAATATGCGTGCGAAATTTGTTAATCCGTCTATTCTTTCTTCTGATCTAAATCAAGAGGAGGTTGAAGCTGAACCTCAAATGTTTAGCTCCCTCTTTGCGAAAAAGAAACAGAAAGAAGATGTGGCAGTTTCTAGCCCCTCTTTGACTGAGATAGAGGCTGATGCTGAATTTATTGATTATACGAATGTCCTTGATACTTGGTATAATATGACGGGAAACCCTCATATGCCTATTTCTAGGCCGCAAGTTATGATGATTTACAATGAGATTCGTCCTGCTGTTGGGTCGAATGTTGTTGCTCGTATTCGTACAGTCGAACGTGTAATGAAAATGACGGGACATGATAATTCCTTGACTGCTGCTGATGCGCAAGAAAAGCACTTCGAAAGTGGTACTGATTTGTTGCGTCGTAAGTTTGGTGAAGGTTGGCTTCTCATTAAGAAAAACTGGAAGGTTCTTCTTGGAATGGCTGTCGCTGGTCTTAGCGTAGCATTCCTCTTTTTGATTCACCAATGGTTTGGAGATGATTCCATTGAAGCGCATTCTGAGGCGAAATATCCTGGTGGGGAGGTGCAAGCCTCTAAACCTAGACGTTATGTTTCGAATCGACTACCTGCTACTGCTGTAGGCCAAAGTTCTTCCTCAGGCAAATTCTCTATGAATGATGGAGAAGTTTTTATTGCCCATAATGGATGGACGGAGGCCACACCGCAAGTTGCGGGTTCTGGTGTTTTGAATAAGGTGCGTAAAGTTCGTGCAAATTACGCGTATTTTGAGGTCTCTACGACTGATGGTACAAGTTTTGATCATGCACACTGTATCGCACTCGGTGTAAGTTTACAATGGGTCTTAGTGGTAGGACACATTATTGGTACGGTTAACTTTGCTCTTGCGCATGGCGCGAGTGTGATGGTACGTATCAAGACGAGTTCGGGTATCGAAGGAGAATGTTCTTGGAACGAATTGCAAGTTCATGCTTTTCGTACTAGAGATGCTCTCATTGATGCCGCGCTCATTAAATTACCACGTAGATTTGGCCAGTTCGCGAATATTATTACTCATTTTCCTAAATCGATTAAAGATAACGCGCTGCAAAGCGTGTTTAATCTTGTTCCTGATGAGCTGATGACTGGGGAAACTTTCCTCATATCAGCTACTGATGCTCGAATTTACGACAAAAGGGTGAATACTCGTGCTCCTGGCGCGGTCTACACAACAGTCAACAGCGTGCAAGCTGCTGGCTTTGATGGCGAAGGGATGTGCGGAGTGATGTTGGTTAGTCTCAACTCGAAAGTTGAATGGCCAATTGTCGGAATGCTATACTCTACTGTCGAAAGAAGTGGAGGTCAAACCTGTTTGTATGCGCTGATTACTCAAGATGAACTTATCTCAGTTATTGGTCCTGGACAAGAGTCCAAGGTCGACGAGATACTTACGTCCGATTTAATTGATGCGAATGCTCAAGGCGTTGTTTTTCCGTCTAATTCTCAATTTTTAGGAAAGATCTTGCCCGAGTATAAAAACTCGTTGCCAGGAAAATCTAAAATTGTGGAATCACTCGTGTACAACTCTAAGTTGTCAAGATATGCTCCAGCGATGCTGCGCCCAACTCGCGTCGATGGGAAGGTCGTTAATCCGCGCTTGCTTTGCGTGGCTAAATGGTCGTCTCCTATATTTGAGCCTAAACCTACTACACGACAATTTTTTATGATTGCTTTAAACAATTTGAAAAAGAAAGTCCTCATGGTTAAGCCCAAGATGCGAAGGTTGCAGACATTAGACGAAGCATTAAATTCGTCTCAATTGCTGGATCAAAGGTCAATAAACGTCGCCGCCTCTCTCGGCACACCTGCCAAGTACCTGTTTAAAGGGAAAGGCAAGTCTGGTGCGATTTATCAAAATGAACGCCAACGTTATATTGCCACGAAGGAATTCACCGATTACTGGCTGAAAATCAAACGTCAGCTTGAAAAAGGGATACGTCCAAATATCATTTTTACTCAACAGTTGAAAGATGAACTTCGTGAACTACTCAAAGTTATAACAGGGTCAACTCGTCAATTCACAGCCGGTGAGGTTTGTGAGTGCATTGCGTCTCGTATCTATTTTGGAGATTTTAACCAAGTATTTCGTGAGTTCTTAACCACGGGATTTTGTGTTGGTGTAAATCTGAATGGAAGTGACGCTCGTGCCATTTTTGATAAGTTTCTTGTTTGTTATGAGGAGCCAACTTATATTTGTGTCGATTCGGAGAAGAACGACACCATGTTCCGAGATATTTTCTTTGAGGGAATTCAGGAGACGTACCGAGATTGGTACTCTAAGTGGTATAACCCTGCTAGCGCATATTATCTAGAATCTGATGAACTATTGGATGAAGATGGTCTTACCTTAAGCGGTAAAGATGCGTATGAGCGAGGCTGTAAAGCTCGTGATTCGACTTTTGAAACACAGCGCCACCCCTGGACTCTCTATGAGGATAATCTTGTAGAGCATATGGATAGGTTGCCGTCTGGTTCAGGCGAAACTATTAACTGGAATTGTGAAGGTAATGTTCTCGGATGTAATACAAACATCCTATCACTTTGTTATGATAACAATTACCCTAGTCCTCAGAATTTTGAGGACATCGCGAGTATTGCTACCATTGGTGATGATTTACTTGGATCAGTAAATAGCGCGAAGGTGCCGTTTATAACTGTCCAGTCGATGGCTAAAGCCAATCAGACAAACTTTGCGCGCACGTATACTAATAACCGTAAGGATGGGAAACCGATCCAAAAGATCGTTTTGTATCCGAATGGCGTTGATGAACATGTTACTTTTATGAAGCGCTCATTCGTAAACCACGATGGAGTTTTGATGCTTCCTCTAAAGCGAGAGGTTGTTGAAGAAATACCTATGTGGGTGAACGATGATGGGCGTTCTTTTGAAGAACGTACGCGTGAAGTTGTGGAAGCCGCTATGAGAGAGTGGTTCCACTACGGTCCTAAAGAGTACAAAAAACAATGTGATGAGCTCAATGCGCGCCTAGAATTGGTGGGCTGTCAGCCTGTTAACATTAGTTACTTGCATCTTCTTTCGGACTGGAGCGCTAGTCATTAAGCGCTCACCCCTACGGAGGGGGATATAAATACCGTCGCCCGGGCACTGCATACTGCCCGTCTGCCGCATGGTTGAGTCATGTCCGTGCCACAGACTATATACTTATGTGAGTGATGCTCACTTGTATAATCTATTGACTATGCTTGCGCGAGAATAATGCGTCCGCGCGAGTTAAATAACTGTATTAACGATAATGTTTCTGAATCTACACAAGCTGCTCCTGAAGAAGGAGAGCGACTCGAAGGGTCCAAGGTGGTCGAGCAGTCCAATAGGACTACATTTGAAGATAATGTGGGGTCGACTTTGATCACATATGGTTCTGATGCCGCCACAATCCTGCGAGGAAAAACTGATCCGTATCCATCTGATGATATGTCGATGATACTAACAAGAGAGTACAGACTTCCGTCTATTTCATGGTTGGCAGCTAACGTTCGAGGGGACGTGTTGTCGACTATTGGTTTCCCTGAAGCACTTGTTGACTTCCCTTTTATTTCTGAAAGGTTGAAGAACTACATGTTTTTTAGGTCCCGTGTGAGGATCACTATCCGTATTAACACGACTAAGTTCGAGTATGGGTCTCTTCTAATTTCCTGGTTACCTTATTATGCTTCGCTACAGGGTCAAGCGTGCAGGCATTTGACATTGTGTCAATGCTCGCAAAACAACGGCCATATCCTGTCAGCGAACATAGGGAACACCTTAACCTTTGATATTCCTTACATCTCTCCGTTGGAGTACATGAAGGTGGCGGATATCGATGTCGGTGTGCATCGAGGCATGTTAGCATCTGTTTTTATATCAGTGCTATCGCCTCTGCTCAGCGTGTCGCCTAATCCCCCCACTTCTGTGGAAATTTCGGTCTTTGCAAAATTTGTGGATCCTGAAGTTGCTGGTTTGCAACCTCTTGTTGTTCCACCTGCTATTTTGCGTAGGGAAGAAAAGAAGGCAAAGAAGAAAATAATTGATGATGTTAATAATCGTCGTTATATTGAAGCTAAACCCCAATCGGGCAAAGGTCGTAAAGTGCCTACACCCGCGAACGCCAAAGAAGCTGATACTAAAGTAAACTCCGGAAGCCTGGTTGATTCTGCTGAATCTGCAGTATCGACAGTGCTATCGGTGGTAAACACAGCGATGGGCGTAGCGGGGGCGCTTGAAAAGCTAGCCCCTCTCCTGGGAGCATTAGGTCTCGGGAAACCTGTTATGAATACTCCAATCACGAAAATGATGGCGACGCAATTTCCAAATATTGCTTCGTCTGATGGGTTGGATTATCCGCAACAATTAACAATGAAAACCGGAGCACAAACCGCCGTGGATAAGATGATAATTGATGGTGACGATCCGTCTCCATTGGTTTATGATATGGTTCGAAAACCTCATCTTTACCATTACTACACGTTTGATAATACTGCTGTTCCTGATGACATTCTCTACACTACTAGGGTTCATCCCATGAATATGAATGGGCAAATCCAAGTTAGTGGAACGAAATACATCATGTCGATGGGACCGCTTAATTGGTTCACATCAATGTATTATTTCTGGCGTGGAAGTTTGAAGTTGTTATTCTACTTCAATACCTCGGGCTTTACAACAACCCGTGTGCGTATTACCCATGTTCCTGGTGTTGCACTTTCTGCTGCCGATCTCGGTGACTATTCTGGCGACTTGATTTCTAAGGTTGTCGATATCACTGGTGACACGACCGTGGAATTTACGGTTCCTTACTTGCAACAAACGCTGTTCTCACCCGTTCAATTTGATTATACGGGTTTTGCAGCAACGGACTACAATGGCACTATCATGGTGTCACTTGTGAATCCTGTAAATGCAAGCGACTCAACCGCTGCTTCTACTGTGACCTGCAATGTATTTATTGCAGCTGGAGAAGATTTCGAACTAATGCAATTTGTTGGGCCTCGAAAGCCAACAGGTTGGACTATAAATACCACTAAGGTGTTACCTACTATTGATCTCGAAGATTCTATTGAGGCTACTGCCCAAATGAACATCGGTTCGATTTTTAGGAAACCCTTTGCTGGTCTTACTCAAGGTTCGTATACTCTCCAGAAGGGCATGTTCACTATTGATCCTCCTGGGTCGATTGTGAGCTTAGGCCATCGTTATGTCATGTATACAGGGTCGATCAATGCTATGTATCCCCTGCCTACTCTAACGACTGGCCAACACGCGCTTGGCGATTCTGTGCTGTGGTATTATGCTGCTTGTCACTTGTTCATGCGCGGTTCAATGCGCTTTTTGCGAATGGTGAATTCAGCTGCCAGCACAACAAATGGAGGCATGTATTCTATCGTCAATGGTTCTTTAAGTCCACCACTCGTGGATGGCGGATGGACGGCCGCAGTAACTCCCGGAAGCAATTTCGCGAGCGCACTGTCCCCGTCTCACAACGTGGAGATACCGTATTTCGGTCGTGTCCCGTTCATTGAAAGTATAGCAACAATGACAGTAGATCCCACACAGTATAACTATGTGACTTTTGCTGCTATAGCCCCCTCATGTAATATGATGGCCTTCGGTGATGATTTTTCCGTTGGCGGTCTTTGTGCACCTCCGGTGTACTCTTTTGCTGTTCCCCTTTTGGATCAGCGTAAAAGAAAATAAAATTTTGCCTTCTACTGGCCTTAAAATTAAAATAAAATAAAAATAGAAATAAAATCCTTGCGATTTGCGAGGCGTGTTTGTAGACTATGTTTACACGTCTTTATCTACCGCTAGGTCC